GACCTTGCCACCTTTTTTCATTCCTTTGGATTTTACTTTACCACCCATTTTGTAACCCTTTTTCTTCATCATTTTATTTGCTCCTTTATTGATTTGTTGAGGGATTTTTGATCTCGATATTGTCATTTATGTAATTGTACTAATAAAATTGTCTAACGCATTGTCTAAACTCGATACATTACCACCTTCTTGCATAGTTGCAACTGGCATCTTCATATTAGCTAATAATTCTTTAAAAAAATCAGGTTGAATAATCGGTGGAAGCATAGGCTGTGTCGGCATATTAAACTGCGGAAACGCTGGTAAATTAGCTAAATCAAAGCCTGGAGTCCTTGTTGATTCTACAATAGGACTAGTCGGTGCTGTCGGGGTCGTGTCATCTCCAGATGGCGGTAAATCTATAATTGGGTCAATCGGTGTGGTCGTATCAACCGCAGGGGGCATCATACTTTGTATCATAGCTCTCATGCGTTGCTCTTCTGCTAGTTTTCTCTCTGCACTTTCTTGGTCTTTACGTCTAAAATCTTCAAGCTCTTGATTTCTAGCTGCTGTACTTCTTGTTTGTGCTAATAAATCAGCATACCCTAAAGGTGTGATGTTACCAGCATCATCTCTTGCCTTGCCAAAAACACCACCAAATATGTTTGCTAAACCTCTTTCAAATTTTCCCATATTAGATAATTCTTCTGTTGCATCATCAATATTAACAAATGTGTTATCATAGTTTGGATTGAAATTTCCTGATCCTTGAAAATCACCACTTGATGCTAAGTCTAAAGGCATTGAATCATCTTCTGGTGGAAAAACATTTAATGGTGATGAAAGTGGATTGTTGTTTTCAGCAAAATTTAATGCAGCATCTGCTAATTGGTCAACAGCAAGATTAGAACCACTATTATCAGAAGCTGGTTGAGAAGGTGAATACATCTCATCATATTCACTTAAAAGATTTTCAACATAATCATCTTCTATCTGTTTAGCTCTTTCAGGCTCTGCTACTTTAAGGTTAGTAGTAAAACCACCATTGCTAAACCCTTGAATAATACTGTTCTCATTACTGTCCATAATCTCTGAACCTAAATTGTCCATGAAACTAGGATCAAAAACATCGACCATACCACCCATATTCATCATCATGGGTGGCTGAGACATTGGTTGTTGCATAGGAGGTTGCATAGGGGGCAAAGCAGCAGGTGCACTCATCGAGGTAATATTAGGTAGAAGCTGTTCTGCGGTTTTTGACGCTATCGCATCTTTATAACCTTCCATATAACTCTTTAACTTACTTCTTTTTTCAGCAGAAACCGCTATATTCATCGGTGCCCCCTGTGCAGGTGCGGGCGGTCTTGGTTGCAGTGGGCCACCCATGCCAGAAGCAGTAAAATTTGCCATATAAAACCCCTATTTATCTTCTACATGACCGACCTTACTATCTTTTTTTTATTTTGACAATACGTTATCTATTTCTTTTACCGCTTGACGACACATTCGATACATAAAATCAAATTGTGGGTTCTGCTCACCATGATCAACTTGATCTGCTAACGCATCTCGTAGTCTTTCCATGCGTTCACGCTCAAATTTTGAAAAAACAAGGTAAGATTTGTCCTTTAACACCTCTTCAAATGGTTTTTCTTTGTTTTGAACCAAGTATTTCATCGCATACTCCATGGGAAGCGACACAGGAGTGTCACCAGACTCATAAAAACAGTACATTCGATGCGTAATACCTAATTTTTTTGCCATCTCTACCTGCGTGTAGCCTAAATCCATGCGGTGGTAACGCATATCATGCCCCTGCCACTTGCTATATTCGGTTTTTGGTCGCTTAATTGTGCTCTTCATCTTTAACTTCCTTTAATATTTTCTCTTTTAGCAAATCTTTTGTGAAATCTTCTACAGAATTAAACCTTATCGACTTTCCAGACCATGACGCTAACTGCTCAGACATGATTTTTAAGAAAGCACTCTCTCCAGCTTTGCCATAAATACTCATTTTACGCATAAATTCTATCACGGAGGTTGGGTTCTCACCCTCAAATACACTTTTTTCGCCTACATCTAGTTCATACTTTGTCATTATACACCTATTTTTTGTTATATATAATATATAGTAATATACTTCATGATTGTCAAGATGTGCCTGGGCGTTTGCGGAAAACTTAGCGGAGCGAGCGTCAGCGAGCGTAGCCCCCCCGAAGGGGGGCCTTGGGGCGAGCGAAGCGAGCCCGCCCGCTGATTTGATCGCTAGGGTACCTGCCCGACGGTTTGCCCTGCTTGTGTCCGCTCCCCGATAAACAAGGCGAGCGGAGCGAGCCAAAAAAAAACCGCCCACGAAGTGGGCGGTTTTCTGTAGCCACTCGGCAAGCCTTGTTCACAAGGCTTGCTCACGTTGTTTAAACCACTGATACAATAAATCATCTATACCGCAAAATATTGACGGGTTGCCTGCTTGGTTGTCTGCTTTACATCTGATTTCATTGGTTGCGATTGTAAACTCCTTTAAAATTTGATAACGTGCGAATTCGTCGCCGTCTCCAAAACTTGCCCCATTGGTTGCTTGTGTATGGGTTACAATCGCAGGTCTGCCAAATCGTTGTCGCATTTCTGAAATTCTGCCTGCAATATTGGAACGACTTGTTCCAGTTTCTAACATCATATCTCTAACGGTTGCACCTTCATCAGTTCTGCACATTTGATAAATTGTATCTAGTCTTGTTCCTGCTCTAAATGGTTGCTCTGGTGTTGTTTCAACTTGGTTGTTATTGTTTGAATAATCAAGGTCTTGTTCATCTGAAGTATAAAACATTGTTACAATCAATAAAATCCAATTAAACATTTTTCTTACTTCTAAGGTTCCTGCTCCTTGTCTAAACTCAACGGTTCCAATACCGCCCCAACTTGACATGTTAACCGTGTTAAACTTACCGCCTAAAACTCTGCTCATATCGTTTGCGGTTGTTGATCTTTCCCATTCTCTGCTGATTGTTCTGTTATTGATAATTTTATCAATAGGCAAGGCATAACGGTTGTTTGTCCTGCTCCTTGGTTGTAGTCTGTCAAGTATCATTTGATTTAATGCATATCTTGTTATTACTCTTTTAACCAATGGTAACGGCATAATAGATTTTAAATTCATTAATGAGCCATGTTTCCATGATTGTTGTGTAAATGTTATTGGGTCAATTTCTTCGCCATTAACAAACTTATTACCTAAATGAAAGTGAGCTCCGCATTTATTATTTATTTTTGCATTTAAATCATTTGTTAAAAAATTACATATTTTATCCAAAACATTAAAAGAATAATCACACAGTGCAAACGGTTTAATTTTTAGTTCATAGATTGTGTTCTCATTAGGTGTTGCATCTGTTCCAAGTTCTGCAAAATTAGTCAATCTATTAAATTGCAACCACTCGTTATTTTCTTGAATAAAATCTATTAATCTATTTTTAATATCTTGAAATCCTAGGGGCGGGCGGTTGCTTGTTGGCGGTTGAATATAAAATTCAATTTCCCAACCAATGGTCGGATAACAATTTCTTGTATAAGTGCAATTTGGGTTTGACGTTGTATTCATGTATAATTGATCAATAAAATTTGGTTGGCTTGTATGGTTTCCATAACTGAATAGCTGATCTAATAGTCTTTGATCTTCTGTTGTTATTTCAATATTTGGCATTTTCAAAACTCCTGTTTGTTGTTTGTGGGATAATCCCATAATCAAATATAATATGTAATATATTACAAGTCAATACAATAATTAAATATTTGTTCGGTTTTTTTTTAAGGGCTGGCGGTTTTACCGCCAGCCTGCCAGCTGGCGGCCAGCTGTTCCTGGTGCTGTCAGGCACCAGAAGCGAACAAAGTTTCGGGAAAGTCCTGACAGCGAGCTGCCGCCAGGCAGCTCGATCCCCGTTCCGCCAGGCAGCGGCCCGATCCCCGAACAAAGTTTCGGAATGTTTGCCAGGCAGCCAGGTCATTTCCCGATTCTGGCCGTTGGCCAGCGAGCTGGAGCGAGCTGCCAGCGGGGAGGGCTAAATGGCACCCCCGCAGCCGAACAAAGTTTCTGGTTTTTGTCTGTACGCAGCGTGGATCGTCAGCGGGCTGGCGGAAGCCAGCCAGTTCGCACGCTGCCAGCGGGCGAAAACCCGAACAAAGTGTCGGCTGGCAGCGTTTCTCAGCCCGATTCTGCTAGTGAAGGCAGTCGCCTGCACCGTGCGACGGTGTTTTTTCCTGTAATTTTAGTGGATTACGCTATCTGAAGCTATCTCAGTCCGAACATTTTCCTCAGGCGTTACATTTTTCATTCTATGTTCTGCCAGTTTCTTAAATTCTTCCAGTTTTTCAAGGATTTGCTCCCTGTTCAAAGTTCCCATATCCTCATGCATGACATGGGATTTATTAACAAGTAGTCCAGTTGCCTTCAATCTTAGCTCTTCAGCCCGTATAGCATCACTAAAACGACCGTTTTGCCACGCATCATTACGCATCTTTAATAAGTCTCGAACAGACTTCTCCACAGTAACTCCGAACTTTGCATTAGCTTCCATACGCATCTCTTGTAATCGCTCTTGTATAACGGGATTACGCAATAACCTTACCGCATCTACAGTTGGGTTTTTATACCCTGCATCTCTTGCTGACGCAGTTTGCGTCATGTCTTTGTACATGAAGTTATCAAGAAACTTTTGTTGTTTTTCTGTTAATCTTTTCCAACCTGCCTTAGACAAATCTTTTGATATTGTTTCTGCTACTTGTGTCATAAAGTTACTCCTTAATAAACATATACATGAATATTTTTGGATTCGCAACCGAACAAATATTTGCTATTGGAATATAATGGTATGGGGCGGTTACTTACCGCCCACCATAACCCCCTTTAGGGGGTAAGTCGTGGTAAGTTGGTAAGTAGCAATAAAAACAATGACTTACCGAACAAAGTTTACTTACGGTGTTAAATTGTAAGTACCGTAAGTAATATATATTTATTTAATAAAAACAATTAGTTACAAGTTACCGCCCGATTTACTTACCGTGGTAACTTGTAAGTTGGTAAGTAAATCAGCCCAAATACCCTTGAATTGTTCTTCATTTACACCATAGCTACATAGTGCTTTTTTCATAATTCTAGTTGCAGTTTCTGTCCATACGATTGCCTGCTCCATAGCATACTTCCATGCCCCTATTTCTTTTTCTAATAGGTCATTATCCATGGATTGATTTTCTCCTACCAAGTGTCCTATTTCGTGCAATGCGGATACATAATAACCCGTATTCTTGGTTGGTCGTATCATGATAACCTTAGTTTTTTGATTAGCATAATAACAAGGTGTTATATCATCTAACGGTTGGTATTTAACCGTTATCTTATGCTTTGCACATAATTCTTGGATATGCAAAGCCATATCAATACGTTTTACTAGATTAGGCATTAGTTACTATCTCCCAATAAAATAATTAATTCATCAAATTTTCTTCTAAAAAACAATAGTTCTTCAACATGGTTATCGTCATATTTGTTAGAATTTATAAGTGTAGTAAAATCTTTATTCATGTTAACTAACTTATTCCTGCTAATATCTTTAAATTCAACAAAAAACTTTTTGTGTACTTCTAACATTACAGTTTCCCCTCCTTAAATGTCGGCATATAGCCATCAAGTGTATATTCTACATAAATGTCATTAATAGGATTAATAACCTTCACGTTATCAGAATAGTAGCCCTCCTCGATAGCCCACCGAACAAGTTTTTCCTCCAATATCCAAAAGTTATTACTTTCATGGGTATCTCTTTCTAAATCTAATTCCCATTTAAAAGTTTCACATTCGTTACCCATGTAGTCTTTTGTTGGTTGTTTATGACCACGGATATAATAAAAATTATCTCTTCTAATATCAAAGTCTCTTTTATCAGAATAAGTAAATAATAATTCTTTACCAAATTCATGACCAAATCGCTCTTTTAAATTATCAACAATATCTTTGTTGTCAGATAAATTAAAATAATGTCTATAAATAATCATTACACATTCTCCTCTTTAACAGTATAGTTTCCATTTTTATCCTGCCTAAATACATTTAAATCATCATCAACAATAAATGGCGGTTTAACAGTTGCATTAGAAACAAAATATTTAAAATTATTTTTATCTAGTAAATCGATAAAATTTTTAAGATTGCCAAAACCACATTCAATATCAATATTAAATATTTCTTCATGTTCACTACCATACTCTTTATTGTGAACACTAATTCTAGTTTTAACATTATGATTAGTGCGAAATTGTTTTACTATATTATCCATATCAAGTACTCCATAAATTAAGTTATATATTATATATATATCTATATGAAATATATTACAAGTATTATTTTATATATAATATTCTCCTTGCTTGACTTTCAGTTAAATCAAAGTGTTCAGCGACCTCTTTTATGCCAAATTTACGGATTGTTTTTCTTTCTTTATGAATACCCGTAATCTCCTCACTCATAACTTTACCTTTATTTTCTTTAAAAAATTCTTTTACTTCTTGTATTTTTTCTTCACTAAATTTTGTCATATAATCTCCTAATTAAATTAATATAGGCAATCTACAAATTTTGGTTTCTGAATTTAAGCAACCAACCATTTTGCACATAAACAATTTATAAGTAATAATATCACATTCACGGGGATAAATTGTTCAGTGATTTGTAGTATCACGACCTGCCTATTAGCCGAATGGAGGAGTGGTCGCCCCCGAAACCCGAACAAAGTTCCAGGGGCTAATAAGCCCTTGGGTCTTCGTATTGTTCTTTTTCTTCTTCAGTAGCACAATCTAAACAAACATTGTTCCCGTTTTTATCAACAAAAGCAATATAATCAGCTTTACTATAATCATGGCAATCTCTACATTGATAGCCAACCTTGGATATAGTTTGTTTCTTTTGTAGTCCTTTAATGTATCGTGATAGATATATAATAGCCCCCACATTTACTCCTCTACTTTTGTTAAATACTTTTCATTATCTTCGTCAATAACTTCGCCTACCCAACTAAAATCAAGTTTACCGCTATCATCAGTGTACAATATTGGCTTACCGTTTTTGTCCTCTATAACATCTCCATTATCATCATATTTACAAAATGTTATATCCCATACACCATAGTGATTAGGCATTTTAAACATACCGTTACCGTTCATTACCATTTACCTCCCGTTTTATTTATGTCAATAAAAGTTTCACTACAACTGCTACAACAATCAATAGAAACTATATTATCCCATGCAAAATTAAAATCATCAGTTGTAATTTCATTTGTGTTAAATGTTTCTTTGCAAACACCACAAGCGATTGTATCTTCTTCTACAATATTACTAATATATATACTCATGATTAACTCCTGCTATTAGGTTGCATTTTACCGATAGGCGGTAATTTTAACTCACGACCTTGTTGACCTTTTTTCTTACCGCCCACATACCTATCTTTACCAACTTTAATTTTCACATTCTTAAAACCAAGTTTCTCATAATAATCTATAAGCCTGCTAGTTTTTAATCTTTGCAAAGAATTACTATCGGGAAAATTAATAACGTCAGTATTATCAAAAGATAACATAGAATTACGACCTGCTAAGTTTTGAACATAATCAACAGTGTCATTATATTCATCTAGTAGTATATCTTTATTATCCCCATAATCGGGGCTAAAACAATCTATACCTAGATTTTCCCAATATATAGTTTGACCTACCTTACGTTGTTTATTCTTACGTTTACGTTTTTCTTCTTCTTCATCATCAATAATATGTTTAATATTATTCATCAGTATCTCCAACATATTCATAAAAATTATTATTAAAAAACTTTTTTAATTCATTCATAATATCTTTATGACTTTCTTTATTTACTGTCCAACTATGGGTAGAATTATTCTCACTATCCACAATTTTCATTGTAAAACCATATTCAGAATTTACCAATTTTTGTAATTGGTTTTTATAGTACAAATTCCTGCCTGCTACAGTAATATTTTTTTTATGCATATTAAAATCTCCTGCCATATCGTCTAAACTGCTCCCACTTATAATCACGGATAATTTTAACTATATCATCATAGTCAACTCTTTTACTTAAAAACATACCAACAATCATATTAGTGGTGGTGCCTTTTTCTATTTCTTTAATAATTTTATTCTTCATATTCATAACTCCTTTATAATAATAATATGTATTATAATTCATATTGCAAGTAAAAAAAATTTACTTTTTATTACCGCTAAAATACTTCATTCTATAAGCATTTTTAGGTTGTCTATCTTGAATGGTATTAGTATGCACATGATGGCAATGCGACCACCCTAAAGAATTGTATAAATGAGAAGTATCTAAACCAAAGTCCTTATAACCTTCTTTGATACAATTAAAGTAACTGTTAGATGGCGGAGAAAAACTCGTACTGTTCATAGTATAAGTCATCATACCCATGATTTCTATTTTACCATATAAGTTTGGAAAACCCTCATACAAGTCTAATGCCTGCTCACACTCTTCTGTAATCTCCCATAAACCCACGGGCAACATATCATGATTATTGGTTGACGGTTGAATGTCTGCAACACCACGAAATACTAACTTCCAATTTGGAATATATAAACTACCTAACTGTTTTGCATTAGGACAACGAAAAGCCATTTGGCTAAGATTAAGGTTACTACCGTATGCGATATATAATTTTGTCATTCTTTACTCCTGTAATTAATAATTTAATACTACATGGGAAAATCCCATAAGTAAATAATAATTATAAAAAAACATTTTACAAGCAAAAAAAATAATTTATTGTAAAAATAACACTCATATTATTTCCTCCACACTTAACCAGCAGTTATTTCTGCTGGTTTTTTTTTACAGGGAGCTGCAGGTGGAACTTTGTTCGGCCTGGAGCCTTCATGAGATGAGTCTTCATGGGATAAATGTTCGGGTTTATATATTATCTCTGGCAGTCGTTGCTTCATACTCGCCCCGACTCATCACCCCGACTGTCGTGCCAAGCCACTTACGACCACCAGCAGTACTAAAACTGTACTTGTCAATTCGATTCTCAGTTATAAGTTCCCGAACAATACCGTCCAGTACCCGTTGAGATAAATTGTTCAGGACTTCAGGAGCGTCAGCATCAGACATGCGATTTATCAAAGAATCAGCACCGCCCTGTTGAGATAAAGCTCTACCCTCCCGTTCACAACGACCAATCCACTCGTATATGGCAGTCTTTCTGTTATCCCGATTAGTTCCCATATTCAGTTGTTCAATATCTTCACTGCGATCAACCAGCAGTCCAGTGTTTAAATCCCGAACAAATTTACGCACCTGTCTTTTTGCAACCCCGTTCGACTTGACAACCGCCCCGTCAAAGCACCGATTACGCTGATATTCTATGTTCAACTCTTTACACTGGCGTTTTGCAGACTTCTCATCTACCTGCCACAACGCAAAAGCACAACGCACACCGTCTACAAGGGCAGAAGTACCCCGAATAAGGTTTCTGGCTTGTTCTGGTGTTGATATAACGGCATCATCTTTAACCTTGGTCATGTGATGGCACATCATCACTGAAGCTCCAGTTTCCGAACCTATTTTCGACATAAGCCCCGTTAAAGCAGCCCCCGCTGCTGGATCAGAATTTACATCTGCATGAACAAAAGAAGCCAGTGGATCAAATATGATCAGCTTCAGGTTATTGATCTGTAATATTTGTTCGTATATACGCTCAAACTCAGCAGAAGTTGTAAACTCACCGTGTATTTGCTGTAATATAGGGAAAACACCACCAGCGTTAGGCAAAGCAACGACCCGAAGCTCATGATTGTATTCCAGCCGATTATTGTTCGGGTCAAGACGCTGGATTCTCCTGTGCATCTCAGCTTCATCATCTTCTGCTGTAAATATGACTACATTCCCGAACTCTGTTACATTTGCCCCGAAGGAACTGGTCATAGAAGCCCCCGAAGCTACCTTCATAGCCAAATCTAGTGTTAACATACCCTTACCAGCATCACCCGCTGCCGATAAAATTATAGGAACCCCGAGCGGAAATGTAGAATCTACTATAAATTTTTGTTCGGGTGCAACGCCAGTAAATCTGGATACCAGCATACTATCGTCCAGCAGGTTAATATTATGTTTTGTTACATTATTAGGTGTACTGAGGAAGCCATTAATATCAAAACCCTCAGAAATAGCGTCATCAGCGTCCCATCTTTCAGGTTTACCCCGAGGAAGTGTAAGCATCTTGACTGACTTAGCATTAGCGTTCAGGGCTAACTCCTGAACCAGCTCAGCTAATTTTTTACCAGCGTTGTCATTATCAGCCCATAAGATAAGCTCCTTGCCTTGCAATGGAGAAAAGTCATACTGTGATGCTGATTTCTTAGTGAGCATACCCGCACCTCCCATAGTGCAAGTAGCTGTGTAACCTAAGTTATTTAGTGCATCTGCACACTTCTCACCTTCTACCCAGATAATTGTATCCGAAGCTAAAATGTTCGGGATATTATACAATGGTCTAACATCAGGCATGCGAGGATATGGGTGATTACCAGTAAACTGCCTAAATTCTTTCTTAGGTTTACCATGTGTATCCAGTACAGGATTACCTGAATTATCCCGAACAAGGTATTTACGCACAGCACATATAACCTGACCTTCAGAATTTTTGTACAAATACTCCGAATCGTATGGTGTTTGCCAGTTGATCTGGACTTTTACAGGATTCTCTGCTGGCTGCTGCCGAACAAAGTTGCTTGTTTCCCCCAGGTAGTCTGCAAACATCTTCTTAATTTCTGGTAGCTTCATGTTTCTACCTTCCATCAGTATCTTGACGATACCTCCAACACCATCACTACCATTAAAATCTTGACCCTTCATAAAGTATGGACTCCGAGGATCAATATCTATTTTTAAAGATTTACCCGCTTCTCCCTGTAAAGACCCGATTGAAAACAAATGGCCTTTAACCTGACCTTGTGGAAAAGTCTCCCGAAGAACATCTATCTGCACCTGACTTGGTACTTTTCTGGATATTTCATCAACTAATTCTTTTGCTGTAACACTATATTTAGTGTTGTCAAAAGGCACTATACGCATTATATTGTACTCCTATACACCATTTACACCTAGACCCGAGCAATCCCTAAATTGTTCGGGTTTAATTCCAACAAGTATCTCTAAATTCACATCTTTTACATAAAAAATAATCTGAATCCATAGCAATTCTTGGTAAAATTTCATCATGCTTCACTGCTGTTAAAATTTCAACAGCTTTATCACTTGTCTTTTGAGCTAACTCTTTATCAAAATCAACAAATTCTATATAAATTTCACAAGTATTTTTGTTAACAACCGTAAATAAAGCAGGATTGTCTGTTAAATCCATATATGCTTGATATAAAGCAATCTGTGAAGCATACGTTAAATTAACTTGCTTTACACCTTTCCGAACAAACTCATTAAAACTCCTGTCATTAGCAGATTTACACTCCCATAACATAGGGTACTTAAACTCACTTGATCCACCGCATATAACGCCATCTATATGACCTCGAATCTGATCATCTGCTATTGAAAAACCAAATTGTTCGCCATTTTTATCAGTGCTTTTAAGATCAAAGCCAGCATTATATATCCAACCATGAGCCATATCTTCAATTACATGACCAAACTGGAATATTCTTAATAACTTAGCACTAAACTCACTCTCTTTATCTGGCTTTTTACCCATATACCTATACTGTATCTTGCGTGAACAAGCATCTCCGAGAGACGAAGCACCTAAATATTTTCTAGGTTCCTGTTTTTTCTGTTTGTCCAGTATTGCTTGATCTATCATTTCCGACATTGTTCGGCTTATTTTTTCCGAATGGGAATTCTGCTTCTTTGTCGCTAATGTTGAATTTGAGCCAGATTGCTGCCAAATAAGTTTCGTTAACGTCATCTTCTATATCCTTCATTTGTTGAATACTTGAAATTAAATACAGGACATCTTGCTCGTCCAACTCTGTAAATCTTTTATTCCAGCCTACTTGACCGAACAATTTACCTACTTTTTTTAATGAATCATAAGACAATCTTCTATCCAATCTGTTATAATTTTATTTTTCTTTGTTTTTATATTTTTCATTGTAAGTGAAGCAACAATATCACCTTCATGTATGGCCATGGCACTTGCATAATTACAATCTGTAAACAAAAAATACATTTTGTTTATTTCTTTTTTAATACCTTTTAATAAATCATCACGATCTAATACATAATATTCAAGCGGTGTATAAAACCCAACTTGTTTTACTTCTTCTTCACAATCTAATATCATATTGACTTCAACTAATGGCATTTAATCACCTATCATTGTTTAGTATGCTTTACCTGAAATTCTGTTTAAATATTCAAGTCTTTCTCTTCTTACTTTGTCTGACCGCTCTTGTATTTTTATTTCTTTTTGTTTCTTATAAATAAGAAAATCAACTTCTTTTTTGTTAAACAAGTAATTTATAAGACAAGCCGCCTTATATTTTGTCCAAGAAAAATCAAAAGGATTAATTCTATAACCTTTTTTAATCAATATGCTTTTTTGTTTTTCACTTACTGGTTCATTTAACCACCGCTTATTCTTTTTAGCATTACTATTACTCTCAATCTTCCTTAGAAAGTCGTCAGCAGATGCAATAGCTTGTTTCTTAGTTCCTACACTAACTACTCTTAATTTATCATTTCTTGACTTTGTAAACCCAAAAAACGTATCGTTTAAATTAACAACCATAGCAAAGCCATTAAATCCTGATGCCATTAAACATTTATCAGTATCAAAAACCCGAATCCAACGAAACGGAGAAAGATTTATCAATTCAACCTCTGTCATATTAAATTCTTTGAGCTTCTTTTCTTCTTCTTTAGCAAAGTCATGACCACATATAGGACACTCACGAACACCCAAAGGAACTACTGAATTACATTCAGGACATTGTTTTTGTGGTGCTTGACCATTCTCGTTTGATGCAACGTCATCTAAGTTAACTTCTTCATCTAACTCACCATGAGTTAATATTGATGTTCCAAAATCTAAAACTATACACTCAGTTTTAATTATGTTCGGGTGTTCACCTGGATCAATGGTACGAAGACCTCTGCCAATCATCTGCACCATTGTTGATTTATACGAACAAGGTCTTGTTAAAATAATACAAGATACAGGAGGTGAGTCAAAACCCTCAGTCAACACCGCCACATTAATTACAACCTGCAAATCACCATGCGACAAACTGTGCAGCATATTAACCCGAACATCTTTCTTTGTGTCTCCTGTAAGAACTTCTGCCCGAACACCTTGCTTTACAAACTCATCACATAAATCTTTAGCATGGTTCTTTGTAGAACAGAAAACAACTGTCTTACGGTCTGATGCTTTTTCATGCCATTCATTAACAACCCGTTCATTAATAGGTCTTTTGTTCATGATACGAGCTACCTCGTCCATGTTAAATTCATCAATCGTTTTTCTAACTTGACTAAGTTCTTTTTGCACTCCGACATTAATTACAAATGTTTTAGGTGATACAAGAAAACCCTCACGGATAAGTGTTGCTATCTCTATTTGGTGTGAACAATTAGAAAAAACCTGCTTTAAACCCTTGCCATCACCCCGATTAGGAGTGGCTGTGAACCCTGCTACCCTAACATTTGGATTAATTTCTTTTGATTCTTTAATTATATTCAACCAAGAATTTGCTATAGTATGATGACTCTCATCAATAATAATTAGATTAACCCGCTGCATACTTGATAAATTGTTCGGTCTTGAAAGCGTTTGTACCATGGCAAACACCACATCACCTGACCAATCCTTCTCATCAGCATTTAAAATACTCGTTGATATATTAGGATTTATCTTTTTAAACTTGTCCATATTTTGATTAACAAGTTCATCACGGTGTTGTAGCACCAATACTTTATTGTTCTCCTTGTGCATCTTCCCTATCAAAGACGATAGCATAATAGTTTTACCCGCACCCGTTGGTGCAACGACTATTGTATTTTTATGTTTGTTTAATGATTTAATAGCAGAGTTAACTGCCACATCTTGATAAGGTCTAAGTATCATTCCATCTCTCTTCTATAAAATATATGGTCGTTAATACGAACAGTCCTTGTAAACTTATATGACCAACTAGGGTTAACATAGTCTGCATGGTAATGAGTAGCACCGCTTGTGGTATCATATAAATAGCCTGCCATTGTAGCTTCAGCTATATCAATAGCAAAACCCCAAGCCATCATGTCATTTACAATTTCAGGCTTACCATCACACCAAAAACTAAATTGACATTTATCCCGAATAGGTTTGTTTTTATCCCATGTATAATAATAACCTTGTTTAACAACTTCACATACATCATTTGGGTATCTGTGGTCATTAACTCTGTTCACAACAACTTGAGCAACCGCCACTTGCCCCACCATGGGCTCACCTCTTGCTTCAAAGTAAATCGCCATGGCTAAACACATAATTGATTCAATCATTTAATCCTCCCGATTGTGGCGGGGAGTTTTGCGTCCTATGTACTCCCCAAACATAGTCCTAACGCACTACAAGGTGTTGACGCTAGAAATCTTAGAAAATTATTACTTAGCCCAATCGGGTGTGGGATTAGAAGAAGATTGTTGAACTTGCTGAACTTGTGGTTCACTAGGCAAATCAGCAAGTATATAATCTGACTGACCAGGTGTTATTGCAGTGATTAAAGAATTTTTATCAGCATAACCGTTCGTACCTTTTTCAACACCAATTTTAACACATAAATTCATACCGTTTAAATCTTCAATAGAATTTATTTGCCTTTTATTATTAGCTTCAGGTGACATGTCGTCAGTTCTAATTTGGCGAGCACTTTCTAAAATAGAACGTAAAGTTCTCATACCTATTTCTTTTGCTTGTGGTACACCTCTTTCACTTAACTTATCACCGTCAACAAATAATTTGTGCCAAAATTTTCTACCTTTAAATTCACCACCCGTAATAGTAAATTCCATAGGCAACCATTTTGCTTTTGTTGTTTGACTTGCAACAAAAAAATTACCTTGACCAAACTCAGGTATTTCTAAACTCCCTGATTCAAGTTTTAATGAAACTCTAGCTACTGTGTTAGCAGGCATAAGCTCTATTGGTCCTAATCCTTTATCAGGTTGTACATCATTAAAATTAAGCATTTATTTCTCCATTTTCTTTATTTAAATTAAAATTTAAGACACGATCCTCAACATTAGTATTACCAGACATCTTTTGTAATAAATTACCTAAATGAGGTGGTTCTAATAAATCTAAACTACCTGACCTATCTTTTGCAGGATAGTTCCATTCATTTAGAGTATGACATACAAAAGCACGGAATGGTGGAGTATTTTCATCACCAGGCATTACTGCCATAGTAATTACTTCATCTACAATTCCTGGTAATTCACGACCCGTTTTTGAGCCTTCTATTTGTAAGTCATGTATTGGTCTACCGTAATCGTCTGTACGACTATCTAATATTCCAACAAATACAACATTTTTATCTCTAATATGTTGTAAATGCGTAAGCCAAGCCATCATTTCACGACCTTGCATACCATAGGCGGCACGAGTATCGAGCCTGCCATTAGAGGTTTTGCAATCAGGTTGACTTTGACACCATTGAAAACACAATCTACCTGCTACGGTAATACTATCAATAAATATACTGTCATATTTAGACAACCATTCTTGAGGATTGCCTTTCTCTTTACAAAGTTGTTGATAGTGTGCTTCAGAATATACTTGGTCATCATTTAAAGCAGGGTTATGTCCACCAATGTAACAAGCAAAATCACGACACTCTTGCCACGTTCTAGGACGAATAACATCTATAGGCCACCCCTCAATGGCGGCATCACCTGCTTCTAAATCCATAAACAAAGTTTTTTCAGAATCCATGGTGCGGACAAGAGTTGTCTTGCCTACACCACTAGTTCCAACGATAACTATTTTATGACCTCTTTTTTCTTTAAGACGGTCTTCTGCGGAAATTATTTTTAACATTATTCATCTCCCTCAAATGTTACTTTTACACCCTGCAACGAAACAGTACGGAACTTTTTAAGTTCGTGCTGAATAGCAGGTAAGGCATTGGTATATTTAGCTTCAGGTATAGTTACAGAAACTTTAGATAAATGTTCTGCATCTTCAGCTTTAAGTGTATTAAGATATTTTATTAAACCCTCTTGATCCCATGCAACTTTTTTACGCAACTCTACTTTAACTTGCGTATTCCCTTCCATAAGATTAGCAGTACCAAAGTCTTTACCGCCTTGATTAAGCACTTGTTGTGCTTCTTCTGTATATCTATTTTCAAGAAATTTATTGAAGTCTTGTAAATCTTTTTGAGCTTTTTTAAGATTATCATTTAATCGTGCTTGTGTTTCAGCAAGATTAAACTTATCAATGTATTCTACTTTTGACATAGTACACCTCATTTAATTGTTAGGAACTTATAACATGGGAATTTCCCACAAAAATGTCAACTACTTTTTTTTAGAAATTTTAATTTCTATGTTATTGACTGCTTTCATTAGCTTCATTTTTATTTTAAAATCAGTAGTTTGCACTCCTTTTGCATCCTCAACAATTTTTTCTTTTTTTCCATTTTCATGAACTAATGTATAAACAAAGTCAGCTATATATTTACAAATTTTAATATCATTTACAATTATATCAAACTTTACTTGTCGTTCTAAATCTTGAACAACACCTGCCATTTGCATAGATGCAAGTTGACCATAACGCTCTGCTTCCCATTTGGAATCAAACTTAAATCCCATAAACTCTGTTTTTTTAGCGTTATACTTATTATACTTCCCATAACGTATGGGATAGTGTATATTAGTTTTATTCATAAGAAAAGGATAAAGTATATGGCTTCAAATGAAAAGTGGAAAAGTGTGAGCGTTGATATTAAAACATATAATCAATTAAAAAAAATAGCTTTGTCTGAAGATAGAAAAGTAGGACAACAAATAACTAATCTTGTTAAAAGAGAATATGAATCAAGATATGGCAATGATATTAAAGATATGGGTATTGGCTCTGCTAAACAAATATGATGGAAAAAAAAGTATTTATATATGCTTCACAGGAAGCAGAAAACACTCCCATATTAATTAATATTTTAGAACGTGATAAACAAGAAAAACATAAATTTCAACAATATGAATTAACATCACATCAAGCTATGAAATTAGTTGCAGAAATATTTTTAATGTTAAAAAGTAAAATTAAGGACTAACTTCTTCCATACGTTTACATAAACGCTCCGCCCGATTTGGCACCTGTTTATGCCACCTCGAGTCACGCATCTGATTTGCACTTTCCTGCCAGTTGCCGTCCATCACAGCTTGTATATGTTTTCTAAACTTGCTGTATCTTGGTCTGCCAAGATTAAACATCATGTTTGCTACAATCTGTTTAACTTCTTCTGGTAAGTTATCCCAATCATCATAAACTTTCTTACAATCTTGGATAACAGTCTGTATATCTTGTTCAAATAATTCTGTAACTCTGTCTTCAGATACCTTTGCACCTAGCTCTAAATCAAACTCTGGTTCATCCTCTCTGCACAAATGTCCGATTCCACATGTCTTTAGGGAAAGATGATCGAGATATGTTTCATATTTGACCCCCTCATCAATAATGAGTTGATCTTTTAGTTTTGATATGTCCATTAGACTCTTCCTAGTTCTGCTAATAATCTAGTTTGTGGATTTGGGTTCAATATAGCGGATGTTCTGTTATTCGGCTGCGTCACATTCACCTGGGCTATACCCGAATTTATGTTCGGTTCTGGCATATTGTTTTGCATTTGAGATACTTGATCATCTGGTTGTTCATCTGTTTTTTGACTGTCAATATAACTTTGAACTTGCTCTTTAGCATCACGCCCAATATCTCTCGTAACTTGTTGAGGTGTTTGTTTTAAAGTAGGTATTATAGATGATATTGCATTTGAAATTGCTTTAGCAAATAAAGTTGGTTTTGGTACTGTTTTATTTTTTGTTTGTAATTTAACGTAATCATTAAATACATCTTTATAAAAACTACGCATACCAAGAACTTGACCAATAGCAGCAAATCTTAAAATAGAACCTATATTTTGTAAAGGACTTGCAGCTATATTTGCAGCAATCAAATCACCACCTTCAGTTTTTCTTGCTAATAAATCCAATTGCTTTCCAAAAGCTAACATATCTTTTGCCATGTCATCACCAAACAATACGGCTAATTTACCAGCTTCACCTTGTTCAATCATATTAGCAGCAAATTTTTTAACCATAGCAGCATCAGTTGTTTGCGTAGTTCCAAAATCTCCAACTAATTGTTTTAAATAAAATCCTTTTATTTTTTCTCTTTGTTGTGTTGATACATTTTGAACAATTCTTTTTATTTCAGATGTTTTGGTTGTATCTAATAACAAGTTTTTAGCTGCTTCTAAATCACCTATTTGATTTGTTTTTATTTTTTGAAATAAATTTAACGATCTTAAACCAGCTTCTTCATTTGCAGCACTTAAAACATCATTAAGAGTTCTAATAATACCTTTCTCTTGTTGCCAAATATCTTTTATGCTCTCTGATGTAAGGTCATTAAAGTTTGTTTTAGCAATTTTATCACTTAATTCTTTTATTTTACCTGCATTATTGCCAAACAAAACATCTGCTGTTTTGCCTAATTTTTCTATTTTCTTTTTAAATAATAATCCATTAAATTTACCAACAGCTTCTGAACCTATGTTCGCTTCTGTCATAGCATTACGAAGCCACTGACCAGCCAGTAGCTCTCTAAATTGTTCGGCATTACCAAAACCGCTTATATCACCCTCTGCCACGGCATCTATAGCTTTTCTAAGTCTTGATGGTTGACCATCTTTTACAAGATTATTGATTAAATAATCAGCGTTAACGTCACTGCCAGTTATACCGCTTGTCCTAAAATTTTTTAATGCAGCAGCAGACTCCATTTGTGTAAACACTCTATTTGTGTTTCGGACTAAATCTCTATGTGCAATCAATTTGTTATTAAGCCTTTGCACTATGCCAGGTTTTAAGGTTGCAGCAATACCTGTATCTGTTTCAAAATTTCTAATTAAATCTTCAACATTACTTGGTGTCATTAATTCATCAATTTTAGCAATCACATTATCTATATGTTTATAAGCAGCTTGTGTAATAGCTTTTGTTGCTCCTTGTTCTGCACCTTCTTCGATTACACTGTGGTTCATTTGTTTAAGAACATTTATGTCACGTCTTAAATCTAATAATTCATTAAAAGATAATTTTCCTCTTTTACCATACTCTTGGAGCACTTTTGCTATAGGTAAAAAGTCTGCATTTGCAGGAGTTTTACGTTTTACTTTTAATATATCATTAGCCATATCCCGTATACTGGTTGTAGGAATGACTGCTTTTTGAAAAGGAGTTTGATTTAATATTGTGGCTATCTCATCTGTACTATCTTTTACATTTTTACTTGCTTGTATATACGCAGTTTGTAAAAAATCTAATGCTTCTTCACTTAAATTAGCATTTTTAGATGTAGCAGCACCCATGTCTTTTAATAAATCATCAAGTTGATTTAAAACAACATTTTGTGCTTTTTTTTGTGAACCCAATATTTTTTTAAATGTTTCATCACTTGCTTGAACTATCATCTCTCCTACATCTTCAGCAGAAGCTCCTTTTCCTACAACCTGCTTATAGGCTTCCAATCTTGTTCTTATGGCAGCATCATTTGCTTGTAATCTTTTTGAAGTGCCGAATATTTTTTCTGCTATACCAGCAGCACGACTTAACAATGATGGAGCACCAACTGTGCCTAAAGTAGGTTTTAAAGCTGTGTCTACTACTTCAACATCTTTTTCAAATATTAACTTTCCTTTTTTATCTCTTAATGGAACACCATCAGCATCAGTTTTTGGTTTAACAGAAAAATCAACTTTACCACCTGTTTTAGTAATTGTGCTTTCTAATCCAGTGCCTATAATTTCAAGCTCAGATTCCGTTGGTTTTTTACCGCCACCAAATGCTTTGGCTATACCTCTATAAGCTAAAAAAGGTAAACCTAATGTTAAATCTATACCGAATGTTATAGCCGCTTCTTTTCCAACATCTGTAGCTACTTCACCAAAAGATTGTTTTTGTAAACCACGAGTTGTTTCAACAAGTTCTTCTGCTGCTTTACCACCACCAGCACCAAGGCCAGCACCTATGGCACTACCCAAAACTCCACCAATTGCTGTACCTATACCAGGTGCAAAAGCAGTTCCTATTGTAGCACCTTTTGCACCACCAGCAACAGCACCAGCGATACCACCACCTAACTCTGGCGTAATACCACTTAAATCTGCAAAGTCATACTTACTAAATCCTGACTCATCAATCAATGTAGGTTTATCTATATCTACACCAATTTTCTTTGCACCAGATACATTTAAACCTAAACGACCTCTATTATCACGAAAGTAATCATCTTTAAGCAAATTAAAATTTTGTTTAAGTCTCTCCTCTTCTTCTGCTTGATTTTCTGCAAAACCTAAATCAAAACGTAACTTTGCGTTACGAATACCAGATTTAGTATCTATATTTTGATCTTGTTCGGTTTGTTGAATATTTGTTCGGTCTGCTTTTTGTGCTCGTAATTGCCGTATTAAATCTACTATTTTTAACTTTTCTTCAATAGTAGGTGTTTCTCCAGCAATTTCTGCATCAAAAGTTAAATCAGGAAGTTGTATACGTATTTTACCCATATTAACCTATTTTAAATAAAGGAATACCATCATCACTTGTTGCAATGGGTTGAAATGTAATATTTTTGCTTACAGTTCCTTGTGTTGCTAAACTACTTATTAATTGATTATCTATTTGTTCGATTGTTTTTCTGTATTCTTTTTCTGTTAAATACATATCTCTGTCTTGAAAATCTTTTAATGTAAGTCCAAGAGCTGTTCTTCTTGATAAAAATATTTCTTTAGTTTCTTGTACTTTTTTAGCTATTTTATTTGGATCAGAAAGTAATGTTAATTCACCAAGTGATCTTTTAATTTGATTAACATCTTCGTTTGATATACCATTACCAGTTTCTTGTGTTAAAAATCTTTTATATTGAGCTATAACTCTATCTTTTATTGCATCTATATTATTAATATCTCTATTTATTTCACCATTTTCATCTTGATAAATAGAATAATTTTTACCAAATAAACCAGTTACAATTTCATCATACTTAGTTAAAACCTGTGTACCAAAAGCACTTTGTTTACCTAAATCATTTAATACTTTTATAATTTCATCAAGACTTGCTTCAGCTTCTAATGTATCTGTATAACCTTTAGCAACTGTAATAACATCTGAACTTGGATTTACAAAAACTCTCTGTAAATCATTTTTTCTAGTGGCAGTTTGTATTTTAATATTATCAATTCCTAATATAGGAGTAGCCATTGTTGGTAAAATTAAATCATTATCTGGTTTGCCAGCTTCAATTTCTGCCTTTGTTATTTCTTTTTGTGCTTTTAAATTTTCTATTTGAGTATTAAAATAATGATCGAGTACGGATTTATTTCTTTCACCATATTGTTTACGAATTTCCTTTTTTAACTCAAGAGTAGCGTTTATTTTATTTTGTATGGCAGCATTTCTTGCAGCTTTATCTTTACCGATTTCACCCAAAGCAAAACGACCAGCAGCTATTTCTTCTGCTCTAGCTTGTTGTCTTGCTTTTTCAGCTAATGGTAAGGCTTTTTCACCAGCTTTTCCAATTTCAGCCATTATTCTTCCAATATTAAAACCTTTACCCGCTTTGTTTTGCATTAATGCTAATCCAAAAGCTGTGGCAGCGGTTCTTAAATCTGGTTTACCTGATGGATCAAGACCAGTTGCTTTATAAAATTCCTCTTTATAATCTTTTATATCACCTATTTTTGGTATTGATCCTTTAAATACGTTTTCATAATCATCTAAAGATTTATCAAATAAATCTTGACTAGCCTTATCATATTTAGCAAGCCCAGTAAGAGGGGTAGTTTTAACACCGCCTTGTTCTTCTTGATCAAATTTTAATTGCTCATCTGAAATAGGTGATCTTATATCAATATCTGTTTTTAATTCTTCATCTTCATCACCTGAAGTAACTACATTTTTTGTAGTTTCATCTTTCTTTTTTACAATAGGTGTGTTTGTAAGTAAGTTTAATTTTTCTTGTATTTCATCTGGTATTAAGTTTAAATCTATACTTTTACCTGGCATAGGTGGTTTTATTATTTCATTATCATCAATAATTTCTTCATTATTTTTTTCAGTATCTCCTCCCGCAAAATTAAAATTTGCTTTTGGAAAAACAAAATTTAAACCACGTTGGATACCTTGTTTATTAATTCCTAAATTTGGTGTAAAAGAACCAGATAAATTTTTTGAGTCATAAGGTAAAACCATTATGCACTTACTCCTGCATTTTGTAGGGCTGTGTAAGCACCAACGCCAGACATAAATGGGTTAGGCTCTGGTGTTGTTACAGACTTAAATATTGATGGTATTGTAGCACTAGGCATACCTGACAAGAATTGTGATCCTAATTGTAATCTTGTGTAAGGCTCCATAATACCTTGTAAAATATTTTGTCTATTAGCATCAAGCCCTTCTTGTTGAAAAGCTCTGCCTATTCCACCTAAATTAACTAAATTAGATAAATCAGCACGACCTAATTCTGATGTTAGTCGTCCTAAATCTCCAGTAGTGCCAGCGAAACGATTATAAACATCACCCAAAACGCCAAATTTTCCACCAATATCTCCAAAACGGCTACCTACCTCTCCTAATTTACTTCCAAGACCGCCCATCAACTCTGTAGAACCAAGAAAATTTTTCATAGCCTGTTGAAAACCACCAGAACGTAATCCACTTAATGTTCTTGCTTTCTGATCTGCTGTGTTTTTAGCCAACTCTGCTTCTAATACAGCACTACGACCACTACCACGACCTGTACCAACTCCTTGACCTTTACCTTGCAAACCACTTAAAAGTTCCTGTCTTCTTTTATTGTAATCTCTGTCTATATCTTTTTCAGCTTGTTGTATTACCTGTTCTTGAAAAGGATCAAAAAACTTTTTCATACCCGCTGTTGGATCAGCTAACTCGCCTATACCCTTAGATATTGCAGTTCCTGCCGCACCTATGGGTGACAACGCTGTACCTAATGTTGATTGTCCTTGACCTAAAGCATTTGCCCCAGCACCAATTTGACCTAATCCACTTTGCATGAATGGTGCGTAAGACCCGAACATTTGTGGAGCATATGCAAAAGCCATCTGCTGTAGTGGGTCTAATCCAGCTACTTGAAAATCTGGTAAATTTAAAGGTTGGTCTATCAACCCTGGTGTTTTTTGAGTGTCTCCATCAAACGTGCCATATAAACTTTGTAAAAGACGTTTTTGTAAACCTTCAAGATAAGGTGGTAAGCGTTTTACTTGTTCTACTGTTTGAACTGCCATTATGCCATCCTCTCCAACTTATTCATCATATCATAGGCTTTTTGTATACCCAATCTTTGATCGCCATTACCTAATCCCTTGACAGCATCTTTTGTTAAAACAAATTCACCAGCAGTCAACATAGCTGGCACATCATCTTTTGTTCCTGATCCCTCTGATGGGTCTATACCGCCATCACGTCTAGGAAAATCCATCTCACCACCCTGTTGTGCAGTTTTGATGAATCCTAATTTTTTAAGAATTTCAAGTTTTGTATCAAAGTCAGCACCAAATCCAAACGGTGAAAAAATTGGTTTACCTGATTCTAAAAATTCTAATATACCAGAAGGTCTTCGTGGCTCTCTAGGCATACGTTGTTCTTTCGTATCCCCGCCCTCTTGCATATATTTAATACCACCAATTTGCCCGCCAGGACCATCAAATCCAAAAGGTCTACGTTCAAAAGCAGTACGTGAATCTTCATCCTCATCATCAGAGAATAACTGTGTTAACAATCCTGCAGCAAGACCTTCACCTAATTTTGTATTTAACAAATTACCGATTAAACTATCTTGAAATCCTAACTGTTGTGCTAATTGTCCTGACATGGTGGCTGGTTCAAATTTTTTTGCAGCATCTATTCCTTTTCTTGTAAAATTTTTTGAACCAGCTTGAGAAGCATTTGGTGTGATTGTATCACCTGTTAAACTTGGAAATTTCTTTTGTGCAAAAGTACCGCCTACACCACCTAGTAATGCAGATCGTAAAGCATCTTTAGTATCTCCCCCTGCGACCATACTACCTAAACCACTGGCTAAAGCGTTAGTAATAAAAGGATTAGCGGCAAGTTTTCCTAAACCTACTCCTTTAAGAACACCTGTAGCAGCAGGACCTAATAAAGCTCCAGCAGCTACTGGTAAAACAACTTTTTTTAATACGTCACCTAAACTCATGATCTTATCCTAACTTATTTCTAAATAACTTACAACTAAATGTAAACGATTAGCTGTAGCTGCTGTTGCTTTTAATATTTCAGAGTCTTGTAAAACCAATGGTTGAGTTAATAACTCAACTGTTGTATTTGCACCAACAGCTTTTACTTTAAATAAACTAAACACTGCACTATCTGTATCTGTAATAGTTAATGTAATTGTATCTGCATTTCCACTGTCTTCTGATGCTAAAATAGATTTTATTATATTTGTAGAGCCAACAGGTGTTGTTAACACAGTTGTTGCACCTGTTGTTGTTAAATCTACTTTTGCATTTTTGTATGTATTAGCCATTATCCTGTAAACCAACCAAATGCTTGTGCGTCTTCCTCAACGGTACTTGTTGTTTGTTGAGAAATAAACAATTCTAACGCTCTTATCAAATCTTCTACATACTGTCTATCAATTTGTTCGGGTGGTTCAGGTAATCTTGGAGGTATAACAACTGACATTATCTTCTCCCATCTGGTCTAATATTAACTCTAGGAGTACCTAGCTTCCATTTCATACCTGTTGCACTTGAATCAACACGCAAAGCAAATGAACGACCTCTAGCTCTTAAATCTATTTGATTGGTAAACAACTCAACGGGTGATGTAGCTGTTCTTGTTGCTGTGCCACTAGATGTATTACCATAATCTTCACCAGGCTCATTCCTTGCTTTGATTGTAAAGTTAGCCGCAGGTGTACTTTGATTAACAGAACCCTCAAATGTCAAATCAGGTATAACTTTTTGTATAAGCGTAAACTTATCACCATCACCTATATCCATTGGTGCTGACTCAATAAATGATGTCATAGCAGAGCCATCATCATCATAACCTGTTTCATGATTAAATAAATTAGGACTTCCAGCAGCTATTGGAAATGTTCGGATACCTCTATCTAGCCAAGCAGTTCTTGCTAACGTACCAAAATACCATATCTTTTGACCATAGTTATATACAACATACTTATCTATATCACCCGTGCCACCATTGTTTAACGAGTTTGATTCAGAAGGATAAAACCATATAACTTCTGTATATTCAGAATTAACGCCTGCAATAACTTTGTCTGCTTGTTGACTATTAAAATCAAGAAATACTTTATCTTTGACAGTACAAGGTAAAGTCTGCGTACTACCCGCATATACATAAAAATTATCTTTACCCATCCAAAATACAAAATCTTGTGTAGCAACAGCTGCTTGCGGCCCCATGATTGTTATATTAGATGATATTTGTTCTATGCCATAATACAATGGTGCACCTAAATATCTAAGTGTATGTAAAGAAATATCAGTAAAAACAAGTATTTCACGTTTTGTTTTAACAGCTTGTACAAACTCAGAACCAGATCCTATACTTAAAAAACCTGCACTAGTTGTTGCTGATACAGTGTAAACAAGTGGATTGTCAAAAGATGAAAATCTTACTAACAATGGGTCTTGTGTCGTTGTTGCATAAGTATTAGCACCAAAAGCAAATACGTGACCTTGATCGCTTACAAGAACTTGTTTTGCTATGGTAGGCACATTTTCTGCACCAGATATAGTGCTAAGTTCTACTGCTCTTGTTGACAAACCATTTGTTTTATCCCAACGAAAAACTTGACCATCTCTAGGATTTATTAATAAATCTTCACCAAAGTTGTCATGTGACCACGTTCGTATTTCACGAGTTGTACCACTTACAGCAGCTATACCCCAACCAGTAAAGTCATCGTTAGATGACGCATTGCCTACAGCAAGCCGAACAATTGTGTTATCATCGTGAGCCACAGCAGTTGTACCACTATGTCCTCTCGCAACAGTAAGTGTATTATCATCAGTTGTTGCTGTCACAATCATCAATTCTTCATCAACGAGTATAACATCATTATCTGTTGTAATACCTGTCTCATCATCTACATCAACGGCTGTTTCACTGTTGTCTAAGGCTTCGTTTAACTGTGTTGTTAAAGCACCTGTTGTTGTACCACCAAACAATCCAGCACCCCAACCTGTACCACCAACCTGTGAGTCAAGACCTACAGTTACTTGATACTCGGCATCTGTTGCACTGCCACCATTGCCACTGTCAGATGCGTTAGCCGTTACACTGACTGTAATAACATAGGTATTTGCATTGGTTACAGATACAATCTGATGTTCTGCATTGAGTATAGATGCTGTAACTAAACCACCTAAACTCACAGCATTGCTAAAAGTAACAAAATCATTCTCTGCTGCACCATGATTAGCTTCTGTAACAGTTATGTTTGCAGAGCCGTTTGTAGCAGAAAATGTTGTAGAATTTGTGGTTGATGCACGAACAGGTGTTATGTCGTTAAATGTACCACCTTCTTCTATATAGTATTTAAGATGTGTACCAACACCAAGAAAGTTTGATCCATCAAGTGCTAACCAGTTATGTA